CTACCAGTGATACCTGAAGTTGCACCAGTAAGAACTTGGTTTGCCGCATTACTAAAATTTACATTTCCTGATGATGTAACTCTGACTATTGGTTCAGTATTCCAAGAACCATCAGATGGTCTTAATAAATTATCTCTAGGGAATATAACTTCTATCTCTTCATCAAATAACATTCTAAAGAATAATTTGTGACCGTCAACTGTACCTTTCTTAGTGTAAAGTTCTTTAATATTTTTAATTAATTTTCTTTTAGATAATCCTGTTGCTAATGTACTAGGTATACCTTCTAAAAATGAATCTCTAAACTTATCTAAAAAATCATATATTGTGTGGTCAACATCAGCATAATCTAAAAACTGTTGTATGTTCTGTACTGGATTTGCTCTATAAGAAACAACAGTTGCAACGGAACCAGAAGTTGTGCCTCTGACACTTTCACCTGTTACAAATTGTTGTTGTGAGGTAATGTATAATGTTTCATTACTATCAAAATCATCTACAAGTATTGTTGCAGTTGCACCAGATGTAAGACCTGTGATTGTTTCACCAACTACAAATTTTGCAAGTGAATCTTCTAATACAACTTTCTCACCATCAACTTCACTACTAATATAATTTACAGAAGCTGTTTCTTGAATCACATAATTTATTGTGCCACTTAAAACAAGTTGACCTGATTCTAGAAAACGATAATAATCTTTTAGAAATTTAACAAACTTTGGATGGTCTGCTCTTACAAACTCTGGTAAAAATTCCTGAAGAATAGGAGATAATTTTTTCTCAAATATATTTGACATTAGTAACCACTACTACTACTTGCACCTGTTGTGATGTATCTAGAAGAAGTACTTGCAGTAGTTACAGCTGAAGATGTTGTTGTTGCTGCTGAACCTGAACTGGATACTGTTGTGTCAACTTTAGAACCTATGGTAGAATTGTTTATGTCAATTTCTAAAATTGTATTTCTTAAAGGAATAATATCTGAAGACCTAGGTACTGCAACGACTCTTACAACTGAAGACTCAGAATCATCAACATTAGAAATAGAATTTATTTTTGCTGATGGTATTGTAATTAAACCTAAATCATAGTTAACTGTACCAAAGTTTAAATCAACATAGGTTCTTGTGGTACCTACTAAATAATATGTTCTTAATGCACCATCAGCATCATCTAAAAATAATTCATTAGTGTTACCATCTATTTTAAATCCTGTTGATGATATAACTGATTCGTGACCGCCGTGAGGATAGTAGATAGCATTTGCAAAATTGATTTCATACTTTGTCGTTTCACCTAGTGTTGGTGTAAAATTTTTAGCCATTTGAACTGTTGTAATATTTGATATTATAGATTGGTCTGTGTTATCAATCAAAGTTAATAATTCTGAATATCTAAAGTTACTGTTAAATTGTTTTAAATTATTATTGTTATAATCATTTATTGTAGTGTTAACTAATGCCTCTAAATCTGCTGCACTACTATTTGTAATTGTTGAATTATAATCAAAGTTAATTGTAAGACGAATAAAAATAGTTTCAGGATTTGTAATCTCTGTTCTAATAGAACCAACATTATATTGTTTTAATGATTCATTAATGTTTGCCTTTTGAGAATTAGTCAATTCGTTTCTATCTTTTGTAAGTATAGAAATAAAAACTTTACCATAAGTTGGTGGGTCATTATCTTCACCACCCCATACTTGAACTGACTCTGCATCAGGAAAGACAGTTGGTACAAAAACTTTATAATCATTTACTGTTACTGCACGACCTTGACTTGCATAGTCTAAAGGTGCTTTAAATTTAATACTTTCTATACTTTCTTTTTCAGAACCACCTTTGGCACTATCAACAGTTAATATTGAATTATCACTAGAACCACTAATTGATGCTGGTGGTGTAAATACAGAGGCACCATTACCTTCGGTTCTATTAGTAACAATATATTCTAATATTACAATGTTACTATCTGTTAATGATTTACCTAATACACCATCACCAAAGTAAACCTCATATTGTCCATTATCAACTTCTTGTAAAAAGTAAACATTACTTGTACCAGTAACTTGAGTTATATCTTCGTTTAATGTATATACTGTTGTCGTAGCATCAGTGCTAGAATTTTGTACTGTAACTTTTAATGTTGTAGTATCTACATCAGTTGAAGGTATAATATATTTTTGGTCTATGTTTGTGGTATCAACTGTGTACCTTGTAGTAATTAAATCACCTTCATATAAATCTACATTAGTAAAAGTTAAAACATTACTTACTCTTGATTGAGTTAAATCTGATATTGTAAAGAAATTATAATTTTGATTATCTATTGTAGTAGTAAATTTTGTACCTCGAGGTATCGTGGCAGTTGTGACAGAAGTATCGTTAATCGTAATATCCACAACAGCTACAGGTGAACGAGCACTTCTTGGTAAGTATCCTAAACTCTTTGCATGTGAAACAACTGATGACCTTAAACTTGCACTATCTATAAACATTTCGTTAGCAGCTAAGTTTACATTCATAGCACTATAGTGTGTATTATATGCTAGAACATCTAAAAGAATATTCATACCTGAACCTTCAAAGTCATAGTCTGTAAATTCGTTTTGATTTTTTAGAAATGTTTTTAGATTTTCTTTGATACCATCAAAGTCTAATTCTGAAACTGAAATTCGTTTATCTGTTGTTGCCATTTATCTTACTCTCTCTAATAGTACATCAAGTGTGACAAGCTCGCCTGGACTATTGACAACAAAAAATTCAATACTGACATCATATGCGTTTCGGTCTATATTAGGTATTGCTTTGATACTACTTAATTCTACTCTTGGTTCATAAGTCTTTATTACAGTTTCAATGTTTCTAGATAATAAAGCTGCAGTGATTGGTGATAAGTTCTCAAACAATGTTGCTCGTATATTAGAACCAATCTCTGGATGAAAAGGTTTTTCATAATGATTTAATTGAACCAGGTTTCTTACGCTTCTTTTTATGGCCTCTATGTCTGTGAGTTTACTAACATCATTCGTTACTAGATTGGGTGCAAAATTTAAATTTAAATCTTTGAATATACGAACACTTCGTTTTTCATTCGTAATACTAGCATCGTAGTTAGCAGTTCCTTTAGTAGGCATAAAAATCTCCTATACTTATTTATAGTGTTATGCTAACCACCTGCAAAAACATTCTCACTTCCTTGTGCAACAGAAGTACAAGACGAAATACTATCACCTATTCTTCCACAACCTTTGTTGTTTACAAAAACTGTAGTTGAACCTGTAGCAATTGGTCGTGAATGTGAAGGACAAGGTAATCCTGGTAATACATGCACTGTATTATTATCACCTTGTCTTGATACACCTATACCATTTACAAAAACATTATCTGAACCTTGTAGTCTATTTGGTCGTGAACAATGTACAACATCTGCATCACCTATTCGTGTTACTGCTGGCATTACTCTTCCTCTCTCATCATTAACTCTTGAAGTTTATCGTTAAATGTTTCTATATATTTATGGTCTTCTTCACTATGTGGTGAAGGTGGTGCATCAGGTTCAAATGATATCATATTTTCAAATGAATCTGGTATATCATTCCAGTTGGTATAAGTAACAACTTTACCTCCAACTAAAACTTTATATGTTCCATCACCCTTGGCCACGATACTTTTTCCAACTTCTTCTTTTACTTTTATTCATTGTAGAAGTTTTAACTTTACCTCTACCTATTGATGTTCTTTTAAATGTCGGTTCGTAAACAGACATTGTATGCATTTTTTTAGCCATTGTCTAATCCTTATTTAAATCAATTCTTGTACCTTTAATACTTATGTCACCACCAGCTGTCGTGCTTTGGTCACCACCATAAGATTCAGATACATCACCACTAACAGAAGATGATTGAGATTTCTTAATTGTTTCTGAATGACTGCCGTCAATCGTTTCTGTATGATTACCTTTAATCACCTCTGTAAGATTACCATCTACTTGTATATCCCAATTACCTTTTACATATGTTCTACAGTTAGAGTCAATCGTTAAATTACAATCACCTTTTACATTTACAAATTCTGAACCAGCAACTACTTCGTAGTTACTTCCTACAATTCTTGTTGTTTTATTTCCGTCTGCATCTACTTCGTAGAATGTACCCGTTCTATGATACTCCATAGTTCTTTCTGCAAACGGTGTATCATCATATTCTTTTATGTGGCCTGATTCTGTTTCTCTAATATGATTATAAGGATACTCTGAACCTACTCTTTTCTTTTCTTCTCTCTCTTCATTTGTTTCTGTTGAGATACCTCGTTCTTCTGTTTTACCTCTACCAGTTTCATCAGTTGTTTTTTGTTCATCCCAAGTTGTGTCTGTATTGGCCAATGGAATTTTAAGAGTTGCAGCTTCATCTCTTGCTTCTCTATTGCCGTGTGTCGTACTTGGTACACCTAATCTATTTACATCAGACTCACTTGTACGAACAGGATAAGGACCAAAGTCTTCTCTTAACTCTGGGTCATTGAAACCTTTTTCTTTATTATTTTTTTGTGATGGTTTACCAGGAAGAGTTCCTAGTATAATTGGTTCTTGTAAATGTTGTGCATCACGAAAGAATCCTACAACCCAACATCCTGGTACTAACCAAGATGGTGTATCACCAATACCATTCATACTTGGTGTTGTCGTTGGTGACATTACCAACGCCCAAGGTAAACTCTCTGTAGGGATTTTAGTTTTATCTTCGGTATGATAGCCAAGTGCACGAACTCGCACACGGCCTAATCGGTGTGGGTCATCTCTATCTTCAACGACACCTACAAACCAAGAGAAACCATCTTGCCCCATAAAATAAGAATAATTTTTCATACTCTTATTTATTCACACATCAATCGTATCTCTTCGCGTTCTCTAAATTCTTGTTTGAGAACTTTCTTTCTTTTTTTTGTAAGTTTGATAACTTGTTCCCACCAGTAAGCACGAATGTCTTTTTTGGTATCGTCATCTTGATACTTACGAATCATAGAGCCACAATCATTGATTGCTTCTCTTAACATATCACTTTCTAATCTCATTTCTCTACTATATCATCAAAGTTTGTTTTTGTCAAGTACTTCCACGAAATAGGAAATGCATCTTGACAATGTATATCTATTTGTTTAGCTATCTCTTGAGTTTCTTTTTGTGCATGGTCATCTAATCGTAAACCACATACTCTTGCAAATGCATAGAGTGTACCTGACCATATCCAGTTAGTGTACATTGTTTGTGGTAGCACAGCACGAGCTTGTTCAGGTGCAACATTTTCTGATAACAATGTATTGTAAAGATTTACACTTTTCTTTAAATGT